AATGACGTTTCAATGCTTGCCGATAGATATTCTGCGGAGGAAGTTGCGTCAATATACAAGCTGATACACGAAAACAATAATTTGCCATTCAGCGTTGAACGGCTGAACGATTATCTGAATGTGCTGATAAAATACAGAGATAAGAAGCAATCAAAAAGTGTTGCGGATATGTCGGAGGACGAACTCAGGCAATTCGCTGACAAAATAAAAAACAATAAATCATGACCGGAAGGTTTTGAAAGGAACGATAAATATGGCAGACAGCAAAATAAACGAACTCATTAATCACGGTAAGCAGAACGGTAAGCTCACAACGAAGGAGATAACCGATGTGCTTGAGGAGCTTGACTTTGATGCCGATGAAATCAACAAGCTCTATGACGATTTTGAAAGCAGCAATATCGAAATCGTTGATGACTTCTCTGCGGATGAAGACCTTGACAGTGCGCTTGACTTTACCGACAGCGACGATTTCGAGTCTTCTCTCTCATCTGAAGGCATTGCTATAGACGACCCTGTTAAAATCTATCTCAAGGAGATAGGCAGAGTGCCTCTGCTGACAGCGGAAGAAGAAATTGAGCTTGCTACCCGTATGGCGCAGGGCGACAAGTATGCAAGAAAGCGTCTGAGCGAAGCAAACCTGCGACTTGTTGTAAGCATCGCAAAGAGATATGTCGGCAGAGGTATGCAGTTCCTCGATCTTATCCAGGAGGGTAATCTCGGACTTATCAAGGCAGTTGAAAAGTTTGATTATACAAAGGGATACAAGTTCTCGACCTACGCTACATGGTGGATAAGACAGGCAATCACACGTTCTATTGCAGACCAGGCAAGAACTATCAGAATCCCCGTTCATATGGTTGAAACCATAACAAAGGTAAAGAAAGTTTCCAGTCAGCTCCTGCACGAAAACGGTCACGAGCCTACACCTCAGGAAATTGCGGACAGACTCGGAATCACGGTTGACAGAGTAAGAGAAATACTCAGAATATCTCAGGACCCCGTTTCGCTTGAAACCCCTATCGGTGAAGAAGAAGACAGCCACTTAGGCGACTTCATTCCCGATGAGGATGCACCCGCACCCGCAGAAGCGGCATCAAGAACGCTTCTCAAGGAACAGCTTAGCGAAATTCTCGGTACGCTTACTCCCCGTGAAGAAAAGGTTCTTCGCCTGAGATTCGGTCTTGAAGACGGCAGACCGAGAACTCTTGAAGAAGTAGGCAAAGAATTTGACGTTACAAGAGAGCGTATCAGACAGATAGAAGCAAAGGCTTTAAGAAAGCTGAGACACCCTTCAAGAAGCAAGAAGCTGAAGGATTTTCTGGACTGATAAGGAGTAAGAAATGCACATTACTCTGGAAACCGACTATGCTATCAGGATAGTTGATTTTATGGTAAAGAATGACGGCAGATTCGATGCAAAAGCGATTTCCGAAAAGACCTATGTGCCGCAGACATTTGCTATGAAGATTCTACGAAAGCTGGGAAATGCCGGTATAGTAAACTCGTACAAAGGCACTAAGGGCGGATATGAGCTTGGCAGGTCGCCGTCTGAATTATCGCTGTATGACGTGGTCGAGTCGGTAGAGGGTACATATATGTTCAGCCGTTGCCTTGACGGGCATTATAACTGCAATCGTGCCGAAAACGGTCTTCCCTGCAATTATCGCATAGCGTTTGCCAGAATTTCCGATATAGTATGTGACGAACTTAAAAAACTCACTTTTGATGATTTTACCGGAAAGGCTTGACAAGGCAAAATTGATATGCTATAATATATAGCGTTAAGTTTTGGAGTAACTGCCGAGAAGGAGAACAGTATGACGTATAAAGAGAGTTTTATTAAATTCATGGTTGACAGCGGAGTTCTTACATTCGGCGAGTTCACACTCAAGAGTGGCAGAAAAGCTCCTTACTTCATAAACACAGGCAACTACAAGACCGGCGCACAGCTTGCGAAGCTCGGTGAGTTCTATGCAGAGTGCATCCACGACAACGGCATTGAAGCCGATGTACTGTTCGGACCTGCCTACAAGGGCATTCCCCTTTCGGTAAGTGCTTGTGTGGCACTTTTCAACAAGTTCGGCGTTGATGCAAGCTACTGCTTTGACAGAAAAGAGGTCAAGGATCACGGCGAAGGCGGTATGTTTGTAGGAAAACAGCTTGCCGACGGTGATAAGGTAGTTATCATAGAAGATGTAATGACATCGGGCAAGGCTCTAAGAGAAGTTCTTCCCAAGCTCAAGGGTGCAGCTGATGTAAATATAACGGCGATGGTAATAACAGTTGACCGTATGGAAAAAGCACTTGACAGTGATTTAAGCGCAGTGCAGTCTGCAGACAAGGATTTCGGCGTAAAGGTTTACTCGATCGTTAATATCAATGACATAATCAGCGCCATTGAAAACGGCGTTATCGAGGGCAAGCAGTACCTTGACGCTATGAAGCAGTACCGCAGCACTTACGGCGTAGAATATTAATTGAATACTCTTCCCTCTTGAAAAAGAGGGATAATATCGAGGTGTGGCTCAGTTTGGTAGAGCGCTGCGTTCGGGACGCAGAGGTCGCAAGTTCAAATCTTGTCACCTCGACCATATTTCTTTCAAACCGCATTTTTATGCGGTTTGTTTGTTTATTACCGGTGTCTTCTCTGCCATGCCGTTATCGTCCGTCTGCTTGTTTTCGGCGGGCTTCTCTTCGGGCTTGGGCTCGTCCTTCTGCTCCGCTGCGGGAGCAAGCTTCTTCTCCTCTTCGAGAGTTTTCTTTTCGGGTTCCATTGCTTTTCCTCGCTTTCTTAAATTTGTGTATGAAAAAAGCACCCGTTAAGGTGCTTCATTCCGATATATTCCCAACAGGTTCATAGGTTTTTTCAAAAATATCGGGCTTGCAGGGGTACTGTTCGCCGTTTACTCCTGTTATGATGTAATCACCCACAGAGGCTTTCATATCACCCTCAAGCGTGTGTATTATCATTTTCTTGTCTGTCTGATATGCTTCGATAACAACAGGCTTCTTGCGGTATTTTCTTGTAGTCATAATAACCACCTCTTACAATTCAATGCACTCGATAGCCGCTCTTACCTCAAGACTTGCGATATATTCGCTCATTGCTTTAACCTGAAAAGCATAAGCGGCTTTCGGACAAGTGGGTGTAAAATCAAGTTCGCCCTTATCCCACTTTTCAAGCATTGTCTGCAACTTTTTGAAACGAATTACAAGCTGATAATATTCGGCCTTAAACCGCTCCTTGTAGTCAGCACTTGCCATAAGTGCAACCGTGTCTTTAAGTTCCATTGTAGTTCTTCCTTTCTGTTTTTGGGTATAAAAATACCGCTCCAAAAGGGGCGGTAAAATTATTAAGTTTGGTACGTTTTTGCGCCGAACTTCACAAAAAACGGCTGTTTTTGCAAAGTTAGTGCTAAAATTCAGCCGTAATTTAAAATAAACTCTGCAAGTTAAAATTTGGCTTGATATAGCCGTTTGTTATATCATTAGTGCGTACCGTGCAAATTAAAATAAAGTGCAATTGATTGCACACGGGATATAACAAAACCGCTCACTGCTGCGAGCGGTTAATGTTGTGTTGTTCTTCAGGTTCAAACCCTATTCCATTGTTGCAGTTTATGCATGGATCTTTTGATAAATAGGCTATCTTTATTTCTGGTATACCGTTTGGATATGCACGGCATTTCCATGTGTTAGGCATAATTTCACCACTTATAAAATTCTTACACTTCTCGCATTTGAATTTGCCAATCATATCTTAACTCCACCTTTCTTTAGATAATCGACAGCTTTAATTATGCTCGTATCCAATGTGTTATTGTTGATGCGGTAAATTGCCGCTGCATCGGCAAAATATTCATATATGTCAGAATCATTTTTGTTTGTAAGCTTTCTTTCTTTATGAAGCTTGTAAGCTTCATTGTTTTCTAAAAGGTCGTCTGGGATTCTCATGTGCGCCGCTTCATGTTCAGCAAGATAGCTAACAGAACTGCACTGCTTAGGCACAATCCCTTCTTTTGCCCAGTTTTTCAATGTCGTTTCAAGAGCTTGCTTACTATTAAAATACTTTGACGAAACATAAAAGCGATTTTCAAGCGGTTTATATCCCGCTATGCAAAGCTCATCGCCATCTATAATATCAACAACACTTAAATTTGGTAACTTGAATTCTGTATCATTTTGTATCTTAATCATTCGATTTACGAACGGTTCTAAGACATCTGCATTCTTTAGATTTCCCAATTCGATGTCTTTTTCTTTGATTCCTAATTCATAAATCATTCTTTGCTTAACTCGCTCTACAGCCTCAAAATCTTCCTTGACTTCATATTCAGAAAAATCAGGCGGCTTTTGAACGGGGCTTTTTGTTTTGCCCATTCTCATTATACCACCGTTTTCCTGATTGTCAACCGGTAAACCTGCAATCTGCTTGTGTTTTCCGCTCTTTTCAGCATAATTCTCGTTAAGCATACGAATATTGTCACGTTGCATTTGTGCCTTTTGCTCGGGCGGCAGGGATTTTAAATCTTTGTCTATAACCGCTTCAAGTATGCAGTGACAGTTGATTGCTTCTGCCGCAGGCAATGCGGTGTCATGCGGTAGCATTGGGTGATATGTAGCACCGTCACGTCCTGTCAGCGTGAACGGTTGATCTTTCGGCACTGTCTGACCGCTGATGTTGACGTGATTTTCTCTTGAAGCTGCACCCTTTGCTCCTGTATGCCTCCACCGCTTAGCATTTACAACGGGCGACTGTTGGAGTGCTTCGTATTTGGCATAGGCGTGTGTACGCATCATTTCTGTTTGCGCTACTCTGCGAGCTTCGTAATATTCGTCACGCAGTCTACCGTCAAAGATACGTTTAGCCGCATCGTCAACGCTGTCGCCGTTGTTTATCGCTTCCTGTATGATATTACTTATCTCATCGGTAACGTGCCTTAAAACCGATGTACCTGCCTGTACGCTTGCTTCGCTTACTGCCGCCGCTGTCGGTGCACTTATTTCCGTCACCGACAGTTCAGCGTCCGTCTGCCGTATGTACTGATCTGCCGATGCTTGCAACACATCGCCGCAGGTTTCTTCAACCGCCTGCGAAACTGCTTGCACAAGCTCCGCATCAGCTTCCGATTCTGTGGTGTGGGAGGACAGAAAAGAAAAAAGACTTTCTGAATTAAGCAGAGAAGTCTTTTCGCTTTTATGCCATTTTTTCATTGCTGTTGCTATACGCTTTTCAAGCAAAGATATTTGCCGGACCGTCATTGCTGCAAAAGCTATACCCATTTTCTTCAGCTTATCGTAAAGCTTGTCGTTGTCTTTTTCGATTATCCTGTTAATGCACTCAATGATTTCGGCATCACAGCAAGCTTTTCTATCCATAGTGTTTCTATTCCTCAAACCTATCCCGTATCGATTTAAGTACCGATATAACATCATCGGAGCTTTTGGCTATCAGCGTTTCATCAGCCGACGCAGGAGAAGCGGACGACTGCTGAGCAAGAGCTATAGGAATGTTGCCCCATTCGTCCGGATAGTCCTCGTATTCATCGCCGAGGAACTTGTATGTCACTTCTTTTGCCTTGTTCGGCGTTAAGCCGCCTGCACGTTCTGTAATGCCGAGTATCTTGGAGAGATCATCGGGATTGCGTATCTCAGGTGCTTTGAATGCTATATGAACGTATTTAAAGCCATAACCGTTAAGAAGCTTGTTATTGATAATCCACTCAAGGCTTGCTCTTTCGGGCTGAAAGACCTGCTGTTCCGTGACTTCCATTGCAACCTGGGCGGTTGCTCTTGTATAGTCGGAACTGTAGCCGACATATATATCGGGAAGCTGAAAAGCACTCTGTATCCTGCGGCGGTTGTTGTCAAGATACTCCTGAAACAGCTCGTCTTTTTGCAGAATAGGCGCAAGGTCTTTTATTTCGACCTCAGGGCGTTGTGTGTTTTCAAAGCCTGTGTCGCTGTTTAAACCTTCAAGCTCCAGCACCATAAATGCGTGTTGTCCCTTTTCGCCCTCAATTTCGGTTATGTTCTGCTGAAGATTAGTATAGCTCTTTTGTGAGAGCGTACCGCCTTTGACAAGTATCGCCATAGGCGTGTGTCTGCCTTTTCGGAAGTAGGTGTTATTAAGATTCTCGGCTCGCCTTGAGCCGTCAACGCTAAGCGTCTGACCTATCCAACGCACCTCACCATAAGGCATACTGCCGATTTTTATTTCAAGTATTTCATTTGCCTGATACTGAGCGGGGATTACTTCGTCAACGTAATCGCCGCTTCGGATGTCAAGCGAACGCTTGTCGCCGAATTCCTTGAAATAAACGTACTTACCGCTTACCTGCTGTCTGTATTTGCGGAAACGCTTTTTATAGGTGAACGGGACACCTTTATCCATGTACTGCACCTCGAACCAGTCCTTTGAAAGAACAGATTTTTGGATAGTGTCAACGTCTCTTATGTTCTCAATCTGAACTACATCGCCCATAGCATTACGAATGATTTCAATGTACGCTATTCCGTATATTTCACGGCTTCTTATGGCTTCCTTGAAAACCCCTTCGATAGGTTTATCAAAGTTCATCAAAGACAGTATCTTTTCAGCTTTTGTATACTCGGCTGACATTGCCTCATCTTCGCTCTTGTCATCGTAATATTCGATAGAAATTCCAAAGCCGGCTATGTTGCGTTCGTAAGCGGCTACGCACTGAGGAAGCGTTGAAGAGTGCCTGTACATTTCGTAGAGGTCCTGAAGATGAACAGGTGGTTCGAGCCATTCTCCGGCTGAATACTCGTCTGTTTTTTCCATAGCCGTGTCTGACAGGGCTTTTTTAATCGGTGCGTCCACAAACTTGACACCTATCGTAACAGACGGCTTTTTCTTTTCATCAGACATTTTCAACATCCTTTCAGTCCTTCTTTATCGGCAGGCATAACAGCAATACGCAGTCTGCCTCATCGGGAGAGGGTAACCCTCTCGCTTTCATCTCTTTTTTGCTTTCGATTTTTATGACCGAGCTTTCGGTCATTGTATATTTTCTGCATGACAGCTGTGCTATAAGGTCATCGTCTTTCGGCAGTACAAGTTCTATCGACTTTGCTTCACCGTTTTTGTCAGTATCAGACAACAGCTCTTTCACGACAGACATCATATAGGTTGTCGTGTCATAATAGTAGCGGTGACGTATCCTCATACCGAATTTTACAGGCACTACCTTCATTCGCCCGTAAGTTTGCGGATCGGCCTTGCATATACGGCGTAATCTGTCAACAACTCCGCCGCCGACACCGCCGTCGTCGACAGTGACGATGATTTTGCCTTTATATTGGCTGTATCTGTCTATCAGCTTTTTGTAGCACATTGCTATGTTATCAGCTGTACGCATCGTGTCTTGCCCCTGTGCCTTTTCGTAAAAGCTCACTCTTTCGTCAACCTTTATGCCGATAATTGTTTTATCATCGCCATATCGGGCAACGTCACAGCCGATGCGCACGGTAACAGGAACAGGCTTCTCATCGATAACCGTATTTGCCGATCGTTCAAGTGCAGACAGTGCTATAAACACATCGTCTTCCTGCTCGGGAAAATCCCCATATATACGAACACGGGCGAAATTGCTGTTTCGTCCGTATTTTTCAAGCATTGCGTTTATGTTTTCTTTATTCGTGCGAGGGCAGTCAAGCGAAGAAACACGATACGTCTTGAATAACGCACGGTCACGATTGTGGCTGTCAAAGAACACACCTGAGGTTTTAGTGGGGTTGCCACACATCAGCAGTTTATTGTTCTTGCCTGACAGCGTACCGAGGATAGCTTCGATGATTTCATCGCTGACGCCCGAGGCCTCGTCTATGATAAACAGCATATTGTCTTCGTGGAAACCCTGCATATTTTCGGCTGTAGTAGCTGTTCTTGCTGTCGCAAACCACCGCTCCGAGTAGCCTCTTACTTCGACTTTGGTTTTAGTCCATTTCAGCAGAGCTTTAAGGAGTGGGCTTTTGCTTATCCACTTTGACAGCTCCGCCCATAACACGTCATTGAGCTGTCTTGCCGTAGGAGCAGTAGCAACAACTCTTGACATAGGAAAACACGACAAAAACCACAAGGCAATAACCGCTTCGATACTTGTCTTGCCGACACCCTGACCACTGCGGACAGAAACTTTCGGCACTGTAGCCACGTCCATAAGCACACCGCTTTGCCATTCGTCAGGCACGAAGCATACTACTTCGTTAGCAAACAGCACAGGATTTTTTCGGTAAAGCTTAATGCGCTCGGCGATAAAGTCTTGTCTATTCAACGTTATCACCGTCCATAATTGCTTTTATCCAATCGTCAATCGCCTCATCCCCGGTAGCTTCGCTACGGTTTTTGCGTATATCAGCAAGCTTGCCTATAGCCTCAACTTTTGCTCGCTGTACTTTTGTCAGCTCTGCTTCAAGCCGTTCTATGCGCTTATAGCTGTTTTCCGTCATCGTCTGCATCTGGAACGCATCGCCTGCAAGGCGTTCGCCCTTTGCAACCTTTTCCTCGATTTGCTCATTATACCGCTCCATTTCTGAAGCGTTCTTGAAGTTACGCTTATTTTCAACTCGCATTACGCCTGTTATCAGCTGGTGTTCTTCCTGCAAAGACGCAATTGCTATCAGTATGCGGCGTTCTCTTAAACGGTAAAAGCGGATTTGCTCAAGCAGCAGTTCTTCTTCGTCCTCGTCCATACTGTCCCATAGCTCTTGTTCTTCTTCGCTCAGTCCCTCGCCATACATTCGCATTGAGTAACCGCCGTGTTTTAAGCTGTTGGTGTTTCCTTTCGGTGCGCCGTGTCCTTTTGCGTTGTGATTGCCTTTCGGTGCGCCCCGCTTGCGTTTAGTAACGTTACCTTTTTTCTTTTCGGTAACGTTACTTTTGCTATCCCATTTATCCTGGCATTTCCACTTACGGACAAGTGTTTCAGGTTCGCCGAGTTCTTCCGCTATAGACTTCAACGGTTTTGTGCCGTTGGATTCTTTCCACATCTCGTATGCCCTATCTCTGTTAGGGCTTCTTTGTCTGCCCACCTATCCCACCTCTCCGCTTCGGATTTTATTTAATTCGTATTTTCACAGTAATCTTCTTCCGCAGAACGCCTTTTTGTAAAAAAATAAAAGAAAGGAGTATCCAGTAAAGCGATACACGCCTTTACGAGATACTGACCTATAACCATATTTACGACAGCCTGAGGATTATCCCACAGCCAACCAAAACCAACACCAAAAGCGATTACGCAGAATATTGCGGTATCTACAAGCTGACTTGTAAGCGTTGACGCATTGTTCCATATCCAGCGACCGCCTTTTGTGCTACCGTGTTTCTTTATGTATGTGTCCCTTATTTTGTGGAAGATTGAAACATCTAAGCTCTGGCTGATGAGATATGCGGTCAGGCTTCCGAGTGTAAATATCCAGTTCTGCCCTAACAGCATATCATAGGCTTTCTGCGTTTCTGCCGAAACTGTAGGCATATACTGCGTCACCATTATGATGAATGTTGCGAGCAGCTGTGTGGCAAGCCCTATCCACACTATGCGATTAGCTGATTTCTTGCCCCATTTTTCGCCTACAATATCTGTTATCAGATATGTTAAAGGGTAACAGAGCACAGCTCCGGGGATTGTTATTACGCTTCCGAACAGGTATATGCCTGTGTCGATTACCTTGCAGGCCACCACGTTCGATATGACAAGGCAGGCGCAAAATAGCGCTGTCATTATATTTAAATTCTTTTCGCTCTTTATCATTTTTATGTTCTCCTATCATCTATCAAGGTACTGTTGAAATCTTATCCATTGCTTGAGATTATGTGCGTCCAACACCTTATAATCTTTCAGCCGTGTGTTTGCGGGTCTGCCTACCTGTGTCATTCTGCCGTCCTTGAACAGATATATTCTTGCATATCGTGAGCCTATCGTCCACGACGAACTATCAACACTGTAGAAGTCATATTTTTCTACGTCGGCAGGCGTAAACCCTAAGCCGTGTACTTTGGTGTTATGCGCTCTTGCATAGCTCAGCAGAGAGTGTATGTATTTATATTCCGCAGGCTTTATGTCCTTGATTGCGAAGCCGCCTATCGCAATATATGAGTATTCGGCACACAGATTTTTGAATTCTTCTATACCTCGGCTCTTGTGCCATACCGGTATAGCTTGTTTCTGTGTCTGACATTCGATTCGTTTGCGGTATTCCTTTACCTTGTCATATCCGACAAGGCAGTCAATATCCAACTCGAAAAAATATTGAATATCATTTTCGTTGATAAAGCGTATGTACTGCGATATGTAATCGTTCCAGTCGGGCATAGCTCCTTTGGAGTTTGACATAAATGTAAATGCCCCCGAATCGAGCAGAAACATATCGGTACTCTTTATCAACTTTCTTTGCCACTCTCGGTAATAGAAAAAAGCCGTCAGCAAATAACGGCTTTTCATCAATTCGTCTTTTAAATACTGCTTTCCCTCTGAGCTTGCAAGGAACAGCTTCACGGCGTAAAAGCGTGACCACATTCAGGGCAGATCACGCTTTTGTCTTTTTTGTCCTTTTCCTCATCATCGCTATTTTCGGGCTTTTTCTCCTCAAAAATGTCCTCAAGGTCATCAAGGCTGTCATTGCATATCAGAGATTCATCAAAACCCGTAATGCTGACATCGAAATTACGCCCGCAAAGCTCCTCAATTTCGCTTACAACGGCATTCATATCAAAATAGGATAAATCACTCATGCGATTGTCCGTAATGATATACGCTCGTTTCTGCTCGTCTGTGAGCCCTGTAAGGATAAAGCAGGGGATTGATTTAAGGTTTTCGGCTTTTGCGGCAAGCACTGCTCCGTGTCCTGCGAGTATGGTGTAATCCTCGTCAACTATAACAGGTTTTGCAAAACCAAACTCCCGTATGCTTCTCTGTAGCTTTTCTATCTGCTTTTCAGAGTGTATACGGGAGTTTTTTGGGTGTGGTTTGAGCATATCCGGCGAGATATACTCAACATTTCTTTGATTTTTCATAGGACCTCCTTAATACTTGAGCATATCCGGCGAGATATGCCATTTCTTTGCTACTAAGGAGAAACTACATATAGGATTTTACGATAACATTGTATCACGGACCGTTTGAAGTGTCAATGAAGACTTTTTGAAATCACACATTAAGAAACATATCGATTCCAAAGAATAGGGTAGACAACTTACTTACTGCCGCTTCGATGTCGAGATATACGGTTCTTGGCTCTATGCTTTCTTCACGAGCGATTTCTTCTATCGTGAGCTGTTCGTCAGAAATGTATCTGGCGGTGATTACTCTGCAACGCCGTTTTTCCAACTCATCGTTAGATTTCTCAACGAGGCTGTTGTATACGTCAAGCATTGTATCAATATGCGATACGATTACCATAGTACGCACCGCACTGCGCTTTATGCTGTCAATCACAAGTTCTCTGCGGTCGTCATCCTTTATCCACAAAGCTTCGAGTATATCAATAGCGTGCGGTGATGTTTCGGCATTATAGACTGCATTTGCAGAATACGCCTTAAACTCACGGTAATGCTCCAGCAACAGTTTAGTGTTACGAAGCCGCTTTGAGTGTTTTTTCTTTTCAAGTTCTTTCTTTTTTTCAGCTTCTTTTTGAATAGCGGCTTCGGCACCTGCTTTGGCTGCTATTCTGATGATCTCATCTTCTAAGTAAGTAGGCATAAGCTCCCCCTTTGGCTTTAAGTCCGAAATCTTCTGTTGTAGCAGCACTGTATAAATTTATTTCTATCTGTATTCTTTTCCTGTCACTTTGTGCTTGAGGGCTATTCGTCCGACAACTTCAAAACCTGCAAGCTCTGCAACCCTCTTGA